ATTAAAAAGTAATGTAGATGTAGATTATATAGATAATGAAAGAAATTTAATGAATGAAATATCTCATTCTTCTTTCGTTGAAGATACATACGATTTTATAGAAGATTTTATAAAATATTCGGATGACAATTTACCTATATTATTTAATTCGCCTAAGGAAATGTTAATAGCTGATTCGGTTTTAGAATTATTTCGAGTGCGTGATAATATTGAAAATTTTAATAAAAAAGCTTTATATATTTTAATAAGAGAGCGCACAGGATTAAAAACTCAAATTATTACAAAAACAGTAAATGATTTTAAATTGATATATGAACTATTATATAAAAATTATAAAATATATAATTCGATAAAAATAAGCCCTTATAAATTGCTAGAATTAATTCGGATTCAAAAGATTAAGGCAAAGAGATAATTATTTTAAAATATAATTATGGCGAATATCAATGATTCTGTATACGGTAAAACTTCATTAGCAGATGTATTTAAAGAAATACATGTTAATCAAAAAGAAAAAAACAGACAAATCGATAACTTAATTCAGCAATTATCTCCTTTAGTTAAATCAATTAATGATGCTTCAGTAATAGTACCATTAATAAAAGAATATTTAGATGTTGGCGTAAAGAACGACGAGCAGTTAATAAAAATGACAGCCGTCGTTCAACGACTGTTATCATCAGATTCTAAAGCTAAAGCAGAAGCAGGTATAAATGAGTGGTCATTATCACCGGAAGAAATTAAACAAATACAAACAGATTTAAAAGGTATCAATCAAATAAATAAAGATATCGAAGATTCATTAACTAAACCAATTAAATAATGTTAGAATCAGCTGAAGTAATTGAAGTATTTTTACAAGATAATATTCAAAATTATTATACCGTTCGATTTAAATTTTTAAATAGTCCCGGAAGTAACGAGCAAAATACTAATACTGCAATACCTTTAAATGCTCATATTAAAACTATTCCAGTTCCTGGAGAAATAATATTAATAGTAACGGCAGCTTCTTCATTCGCAGGAAATTTTAGGTTAAATGACGGCACTTTTTATTATTTAAGTACAGTAAATGTTCAATCAAATATTAACTATAATGGAGTCCCTACATCGGCTACAGTTCCAGGTTCTAATGTTACTAGTTATCAAAATGCTTCTTTTGGAGTTACTAGCTCTCCTAATCAATCTCAACCTTCAAGAAATAAAAAAACATTTGAAATTGTTAATAATATTAATCCGTTACAGTTATTCGAAGGTGATGTAGCAATAGAAGGGCGCGGAGGTAATTCTATTAGATTAAGCTCTACAATTAAAAATACAAATACTATTTCAAAACAACCTACTTGGTTATCGGGTAGTCCTGGAGATCCGATATTGATTATTTCTAATACGAAAAAAAATATATCACCTATAGGATTTAGAATTGAAGATATTAATAAAGATGATTCTTCTATTTATCTAACCTCTACACAAAAAATACCAATTAAATTAGCAGGCCCGTTAACAATATCAAATTTAAAATTAAACCCTATATCTAGCAATTTATCTGGAAAGCAAATAATAATGAATTCCGATCGAATTATTTTAAATGCAAAAACAAACGAAATATATTTGTCTTCGAACAAAGGAGTGTCTGTAACAAGTAAAGGTGATATTGTTATAGAAGGATCAAAAGATATTACATTTAATGCGGCTAAAGTTAATTTAACATCAACAGCTTTATATTCTGCAGTTAATGGAGAATTATTAGAAACAATTTTAAATGCAATTGTGACGGCTATAAGTACTATTACGCCAGCTACTCCCGGAGCGCCTGCAGCTGAGACGGTTCGTTCTTTAATAGCATCCATACCTTTTAAATCTACAAAAGTAAAACTTTAAAAAAATACGTATCTTTTATTGACTTAGATAATTATATTAAAGAGTCAATATGAATACTGAAAAATTTTTAAATCAAATACGACAAATAATTAGAGAAGAAGTTCGAACTGCAGTTGAGTTTGAATTTAATATACTTTTAGAAAGTTTAGATAAAGTATCAAACCGTTCAAATAAAATAGTTTCTGAGCAAAGAGCAGTTACTGGCGAGCCTAAAAAATTTACTCCTAAAAAATCTAATATACCATATTCATCTAATCCTATTATTAATAATATTTTAAATGAAACTGCTAGTTCAGGATTTTCAACTAAAGATTTCCAATCATTATTAGAAGAAGAATATAATCCTGGTCAATCAAATCAAGATGAGTTTAATGATTGGCCGACTATGAAAAATATATCTAACTTAGGAATGTCTTCTATGCCAGCAGCTTCGATGATTCCAAAAACAGATATAGATGGTCGTCCAGTTCAAGAAGTAGCCCCTGAAGTAGAGCAAGCTTTAACAAGGGATTATTCTTCTTTAATGAAGGCGATTAATAAGAAAAAAGGAAAATAATTAATGGCTAGGATATTAAAACAAATACTTGTAATTGACACTGAAAAAGATGTCGCGGTGGGTATTAAACTTCCATTTAATAACCCTACTAAAGGTTTGTTTGATTTATCTTATAGCACTGAAGAACAAGCAATATCTAATCTTAAAAATTTACTTTTAACTAGTAAAGGCGAGCGATTATATTTACCTAATTTCGGGACTGGAATTATAGATTTATTGTTTAATCCAAATACTCCGGAGATAGTAGAAAGTTTATCAGATGAAATTTCAACCGCAATTTCTTTTTGGATGCCATATATTATAATAAACAATATCGATGTGCAAAATAAAATTAATTCATTAGGAAATAATGCAGAGCATGGTATATCTATATCAATTAATTTTAATGTAACAAATAGAGGCGCTAATCAAACAATCGTTTTAGATATTAATCAAAATGGAGCAATTACTGTACAATAATGTTAGATAATAATTTAAAGAAAGATATAAAATATATCAATAAAGATTTTAGTAGTTTTAGACAATCCTTAATAGAATTTGCTAAAAGTTACTTCCCTAATACATATAATGATTTTAATGAAACGTCACCAGGTATGATGTTTATTGAAATGGCATCGTATGTAGGGGATGTATTATCATACTATACAGATAATCAATTAAAAGAAAGTTTATTATCTTTTTCTCAAGAACGTTCTAATTTATTACAATTAGCACAAGAAAGAGGCTATAAACCAAAAAATACAGTACCAGCGACGGTAGAATTAGATGTATTTCAATTATTACCAGCAATAAAATCAGGGTCAGTATTTTTGCCAGATTGGAATTATTCATTATCAATTAACCCTGAGTTAATTGTTAGATCAACAAATTCAAATGTACAATTTAGAACGATTAAACCGGTTATATTTACCTCTCAATCAATATCTTTAAAAGGCGGCGATTCTTTATCAGTATATCAAGTAGATAATAACAACAATCCAATATATTATTTACTTAAAAATACTGCAAAGGCTGTTGCAGGTACAATACAAACAGCTACTTTTTCGTTTGGATCTCCTAAAAGATATGATAAGATTATTTTAAATGAAACAAACATTATAGAAATTTTAGATATAGTTGATTCAGACGGAAATATTTGGTATGAAGTGCCTTATTTAGCTCAAGATACTATATTTGATTCTATAAAAAATGACCAATATTCTAACGTAAACTATACGGGGTCTCAAGGTATATCTCCATACTTATTAAAGTTAAAGAAAGTATCTAGAAGATTTGAAACAAGAGTAAATGCTGATAACACTATAACAATACAATTTGGAGCTGGCGTATCAACATCCGCTGATGAAGAATTAATACCAAACCCAGATTTAGTAGGTAGCTCGTTATATTCACCTAATTTTGATTATTCTATCGACCCTAGTAATTTTTTATATTCTAAAACTTATGGATTAGCACCTGCCAATACCACATTAACCATTAGATATACAACCGGTGGCGGGATAGAATCAAACGTTCAAGCAGATACATTAACTAGTATATCATCTATTGTATTTGATAGTGACGGCACAGGATTAAATCAATCATTATATTCTAGAATACAAAATTCAGTAGCAGTAAATAATAGTTTACCAGCAGTGGGAGGTAAAAGTTTAGAAAGTATTGATCTC